AGCCAAGCTCGAAGCAAACCAGCAGCGACTAACCAGCCTGAGCGACAAGCACAGGCAGCAAGTCAACCGCCGATTTGAAGCCTTGCCTGAGACAGTGCGCGAACACCTGCAGCAGCAGCTCGGCGACGCGCCCGACCTCGACGCCTTCGATAGTGCGGTTTCCCTTGCTGAGTCTCTGCAGGCGCAAACTGCGCCCGCCGTTATGCCGAGGAGTCTAGGTGCTCAACCAAGCGCCGGGCGCGTGACCGCTGTTTCTAACGGCGGCAAAGCGACGGCCGAAGAGATCGCCAAGATGACGAGGGCAGAACAGCGGGCATATCTCAAACGGCATTACGGATAAAGGAACCACAAAATGTCTACTACAACTTCTAGCTTAGCGGGGTTGATCCCTCACGAGCTTATGTCTGGCGTCCTTCAGCAAAGCATGGGCGACCAGGCAAACCTTCTCGACATCTGCAACGTGCGCACCGGTTTCGTGGCGTACAAGTTCGCAGAGCTTAACAACCTCACCGCAGCAGGCGTCACCGAAGGCGCTGCGCTTGTGCCTGCGACCGTCACGCCCGAAAGCGTGCGCATCGTCGCTGAGCCGCAAGAGGTGCCGGCCATCCAGATCACCAACTTGGCGCTCGAGACGCAAGAGGTGGACTGGATCAACCTTAGCGGCGCTTTAGGGCGTGCTCTTGGTGATCGTGCCAACGCGCTCGTCTGTGCAACGTTCGACGACACCTTTGGCACCGCTGGCGTGCGCGAAGTTGCCAGCAGCACCGACGGTGGTGGCAACCCGGCAAACATGGACATTCACACGCTCGAGCTTGCCCTTGAAATTGCCGAAGGCAATAACAAGCTGAGCAAGTCGTTCGGCGGTCCTGGCAACCTTGCCTTTGTGTTGCACCCGTCGCAGGTGTCGGCTCTGCGCGCTGCTGTGCGTGCTTCGAGCAACTACATCAGCCGTGAAGACATCCTCGCGACGTTCCCGGCTCTGTCTGGTAACGGCGTCGCCTTCGGTTACTACGGTGTGCCGGTCATTTCGTCGGCTGGCGTGGTCACGAGCGGTTTCGTCAGCAACGCAGGCGGTGGCACGAACCTGTTCACCGGTATTGCTCCGGCGGCTGGTAACACCCGCAAGGGCGCGCTGGTTTCGATCGACCAAGCGATCGGTTTCGTGCTCCAAAAAGAGCCGAACATTCGCATGGAAGAAACGGCGCTTATCGGTACCGGCGGCATGAACGCCGTGGCCGGTATGGTCGGGCAAGCTGCTCGTATCAGCCACCAGCTCGTGTGCGTGCAGTCGGCCTAATGGCTTCTGACGCGTACATGGTCAGCGGCAGCGGCAGGCAAAGGCTTGTCGCTGCTGCTGACGTGGCAGAATACCAAGCGAACGGCTGGCAGATCCAACGCCTGATCGAAGTCGAGAAGGCACCGGCAAAACCCGCTCCGAAGAAGCGGGCGCCAGCTAAGAAAAAGGCAAAGGCTGAGGATTGAACATCGAGTCAAAGCATATGCCGATCTTTACGAGCGCCGTCACCTGGGCGCTGGTGCTCTGGTTTGCCAGCAGCGCACGCGCTCAGGTCGACGGTGCCGTGAAGATGTCTCATCAGATGCCCGTGCACGAGCAGCGCTTAAACGATCACGACCGGCGTATTGATCGACTTGAATCCTTAGACGATAAGATCGACAGACTGACCGAGCAGATGGCTGGCGTCATGGTGGAGCTCAAGCGGCGATGATCCAGACAATCCACAAAAGCACCGGCGGCAATGTTCGGCACGTTTGCAGCTTTGGGCGACCAGCAGCTGCAACGTTTAGCTGGCGGCTCTACAAAGAGAGCGGCGAGCTGGTGGCGAGCGCTAATAACGTCGTCGGCACGATGCCTGACACGGTAGCGCACGGCAGCCAGGCGCACCGAGGCGATCGGCATATACACGTCAACGACAGCCTAGCAGGCGGCTGGCGCAACTTGATGATCCAGCCGCAAGACCTTGGCACGATGGAAAGCCTGCGCAGCTTCTCGCTGCCTTTCCAGGTAGGCGACACGAACACGGTGGCGGTGCTGTTCGATCCGTTGCCCATCGACGTGCGCGTAGGTGACCGCATCGTCGTCAATGAGGTGGTGGTCGCTCTGTCGTCTGTCACCACCAGCGCGCTCGATGCTGGCATCTATCTCTTTGAGGTGATCGCCGACGACGAGGCGGGCGACGAGCACCGTGAGGTCACACGGGTGGCGATCACGAGCGCTAACTTGGTGCAGCCTGCAAACTACGCCAGCTTGACTCGTCGTTATCCTGCGCTCTTGGATCAAGGGCGCCCAGAAGACCCTGACTTTTCGGTGAGCCTCGACACAGCGCTGACGCTGGTCGTGGAGGCGATGGAGCGCATGGGCTTCGGCTGGTATAATCTGCGCTCGTGGGATCAGCTCGAGCCGGCAATCGCAGCTCGCTGCGCTGCGCAAGAGTTTGGCTCTATGGGTCCCGACTTCGTCGATCTAGCCGAAGAGGCGAACAACCAAGCGAACAGCTACCTGCGCGACACCGTCGATCGCTTCGCCTGGGTCGATACCGACGCAGACGGCACGCCAGCCGGCGACACGCACGAAACCTATAGCCGTGTCTGGATCGACCGATGACGTGGGCGACCGACCCTGTGCGTGACCTGCTGGTGACCACCGTAGAGAATACCACGCTTACCGGCTCGCCAGGCTTTATCGAATGGGACCGCATCGAAGACCTAGGGCGCCAGGCTTGGCGTCGCTTTTCGGTTTTAGCCACAGGCGGCAACCTGCAGCGCTTAGCCGATGCGCCTGCGATCGGTGCCACCGGCATCAGCTACCTCGACCGCACCTACCTCGTCGAGATTTACTACGAGCGAGGGCGCTACCAGCGCAGCATTGGCAAAGATTCCGACGTGATGACCGACGACGCAGAGCGCCTGATGGGAGCTCTGCTGCGTATGGATTACAACTATACGACCACCGGGCTGCTCAGCCTGAAACCTGCACCGTGGCGCATTACGCAATTGCCAACGGCTGCCTACTCTGTAGAAATAGAATTAGCTGCACGCGTGCGGCGGGAGTTATAAGATGACCTTGAAGCGTATTAATCGTGTGCAGATCGGAAAGATCGCAGCCGTCGCAGGACAAACCGCCTGGGATCTGTCGGAGCGTTACGCCGCCGGCGATATGGTCGGTGCAGCTTACACCGACCTCGAGATCACCAGCGCGACGACCATGGAGTTCACGCGTGAGCAGATCGCTATCACCGGGCAGCGTGGTGACGGCGAGACGCCTGCAGGCGTGAGCGGTAACAAAGACGCCAGCCCTGCGCTGGCTTTCTACATGCGAGGGCTGGACCTTAGCGGCGGCGCTGCTAACACGGTCAACGCCTCAACGGCTGCGCCTCAGTACGACATGCTACTTGAGCAAGCCACCGGCGGCACGGTGCGCAATATTCAGGGCGAGGACGTTATCGCAGGATCGACGCGCTGGCTGCTGCAGTTTGGCGCTGGGCGCGTCGGCGTTGTCGGCTATGCCGTCGGCGACGTGGTCGGCTGGGTCAACACTGCCGGCAAGATGGAGACTGCGCCGGTGGTTGCTGTCGATGCTGTAGCCGACACGATCACGCTGGCAGGCGATAGCGCCGCAAACATGACCGGCGGCTTTAGCGCTGCGCCGGCAGCTGGTGACGACATTTATGGCATGCGCACCTATCCGATCGACCAGACCGCAGGCGAGCGTGCGCATATTACGGTGCACGGTCGGCTGGCTGATTCAGGCATCGACCGTTTGTTTCAAGGCTGCATGGGCTCGGTTGCGTTTAGCGACGCTGACGGTTTGCTTTTGGCGACCTACTCAGCTCAGGCACAAACGTGGACGGCAGACCAAAACGCAGCAGGCAGCCCGACCTTTGGCGCTTTCGCTGCGCCTAGCCTGGGTCCGGTTTCAACCCGTGGCGCTCGTGTTCTTATCTGCGTTGACGATAGTTGGGGCGTCGATGGCTCTGGCAACTTTACGCCAAGCGCTAGCACAGGCGTTGCCGTAGCGACTGCGATCAGCGCAGGGTTTGACACCGCTACCGACGTGCAGCCTCGCACGGCAGCCACCGGCACCAACGGGCGGCAGGGTTTCGTCGCTGTGCAAAACAACTGCACCACTGAGATGCGGCTGTATCACGACGGCACGACTGCCGACCTGCTGGCTGGCGGCTCGCAGACCTTCGGCGATGGTGCTGCGCTGCAGTTCCAAAACAATCAGGTGTTCGCTGTGCTCATGCAGTTTGGCGACACGCCGGGCAACACGGTGGTGATCGAGATCCCGGCAGCCCAGTGCAATACCACGATCGGCGAAGAGGGTGGGCTGGCAACGCTCGAGATGAGCGGGCGAGGCTTCCGCCCTAGCTACGGCACCGCCACGGCTCGCATCCATCTGCTATGAGCGACGCCCTCGATAACATCACGCCAGAGACAGCCGACGAGCTGAGCGACTGGGTGGAGCTCCAAAGCGGCAAGCGTGTGCGCTTGGCGTTTATTCCAGCCGGTCGCTGGTCGTCGATCCTAGGGCGTGACACCTCGCTGCGCAAAGGCTTGGCGACGATCGAGGGCAGGCTTGAGGATGGCACCAGCGACGACCCGGTCGCAGACGCTGCAAGACTCGGCAAGTTCAAAGAGGGCATCTTGCAAGTCGCTGGTGAGGTGGTCGGCTTTAGCCTTCGAGAGATTGAAGGGCGCGAGCCGTTACGGTTAGAGGGCGAAGCCCTGCACGCTGATGATCTGGAGGCGCTCGCGCTGGACGGTATTTTCTGGGAAGCGTACAGCGCAGTTGTACAAGCTCACCTAGTCGATGCCGACCAAGCGCGGGCGCTGTTTCGCAGCGGGCTGGGCTAGCCAGTACGACGTTTTTAATTGCGCCAACTGCCCAGAGCAGGCGCGCCAGTTGAAAGGCTGCACCTTGCCAGGGTTTGAAGCAACGCAACCGGCGCCACCTATCACGATCGGCGGCAAGCCGTGGACGGGCTGCCCTGGTAGTTTGTCGCAGCGGCTGGCAGTATCCCAGGCGAGGCGCTGGGCGTGGCATACTGAAGGGCGTTTCGGCGCTGCTGTTGCAACTGCCAACCCTGTGCTGCTCGATCGTGTCGAGGCGTACGTCAGCGGTCAGATGGCAGCACGAGCTGCGCAGCACCGGCAAGAGATGGAAAGGCTGAGCAATGGCTGACGATACATTACGCTTAGGCATCGAGGCAGACGCCAGCGGCGTCTCTGCTGGTGTTCGTGAGGCAGAGCAGGCGTTAGGGCGGCTCGGCGACAGCGTCGATCGTGAGGGCAAAAACCTCAACCTGTACGGCGAGCGGCTCGGCAAAGTTTTCGGTAAAAACAACGGGTTACATGGTCGTCTCGACGCCCTCGAAATGCCTCTACGTGATGTCGAGGGTGGGTTTGATCGCTCAAGGCAAGCGGCGCTTGTCTTTGGGAACAGCGCAGAGAGCGCCAGCGAGAAAGCGACGCAGGGCTTTCTGCTTGCAGCCGATGCGATCGCAGCGTTTACGTCAGGCGGCGTGGCAGGCATCGCCATTACGGCAGCTGTTGCCGGTTTCGCTCTGCTGTCGAAAGCGATGCAGGACGAGGCGGCAGCAGCCGAAGAGGCAAAGAAAGCCGAAGAGGAGCACACCAAAGCGCTGCAGGATCTAGGCAAGGCAGCGGTTGATGCAGGCACCAGCATCGCAGCACTGCAAGCCAAAGAGGCGGCGCAGACGGCGCTGGCGAACGTGCGAGCTGTCGAGCAGGATCGGCTCAACCAGCGGCTGCGCAAGCGTCAGATCCAGGACCGCATCGCCGACCTCAACGCTGAGCTGCGTGCGGCTAACAAACAATCAGAGTTTTTGCGCATCGAGAACCAGCTGA